AATCAGGATTGAATAGGTATAGTATTTGTTCAAGTATTTGTAATTTTTGATCTGTATTTGAACTCCATATATCTGCTGTAACTTCTAACCTAAAAGGCGAAGGCATAATTTTTTCAATAGTGTAACCTGCACCAAGTTGATTAGTGTAATTTCCGTCACTGTCAACTGCCCTTTCTTTGAGATGTTGCTTTTCGATATGATAAGGATTTTGCATTCTTTCCCTATCATAGTTTAATTCTCTTACATAGGCCGCAATCCTAGGTGCGTATCCTAGTGCATTTTCTGAATTTTGTCTTATGATGTTAGCAACCTGTCTTGTCGGATCTCCGTAAATTACAGGCACTGCTCTCAAACTCACAGTATCATCTTTGCCCTTTCCTGTCTCAACAGAGAAATTACTCAATATCCTAATAAATTGTGTAAGAAACTTCCTAATCTGTCCTTCGTAAAAGTGTAGCATTTTTAATTGTCAGCCTTTGGTTTAAGTGCATTTGTTAATGATTGTCTCTGTTCTACTGTCAAACCATTTATCGTATCTGTTGATGAGTTGTTAACAAATCCGGTTTTTTGCGTTGCTCTTGAATCGTTATTTGTTGTTGTTATTCTTACTGAATCTTCGATCTTTACCCACCTGTTACCGTCGTACCTAAATAATCTATTTGGTAGAAAATCAGTTCTTAAGAAGTAGTCACCTTTGTCAATGTTTGAATTTGGAAATGATATTCCAAATCCTGCTGGTGCTCCATTTGGTGCAATACCGTCACCATCTAAATAAAATCCATAGTGTGATGCCGCCGGTGTATCAATGACAGCGTTCACAGTTTTGTCAGTGCTTACCCTTTGATCTTCTGTGTTCACGTTGTCAGTACGTATGTTACCTCTCTCGTCTATAGGTGCAACATAATATTGTTTGTAGTTAAAACCTGACTTAGGCGCATCTGCTTCTGCCTGTGCAACAATTTGATCATTAATAGTTTTTTCTCTGTTAAAAGTCGACATGTAACTTGCAAGTGATCCAGTTGTGGTTGCATCACCAAGTATGTCCCTGTACTCCTGTGAGTCTACTAATGACTTCATTTTCAATCTTAACAGGTGTGGCCACCATGTCTGCGAGAATCCTTCTGCGGCCCTGTTAACATCTTCTACAACGTAGTATCTTTTCAGTGCAATTGGTATAGATTCATCAAGCGAAAAGTCATCTTTCATGTGTGGGAATTCAATTACATCACCACTCATAGGTTTTCTGCCAATCCTCTCTACTATGTCATTAAGATGCACAGTTAAAAATAGTGTGTCGTTCTGTAAGAACATTCCAAACTGTGATAAGTTAAAGTCCGCATCTTGTACATTGTATATGCCTCTAACAATGTAGATATCATCTGAATATTTTCTATCTCTGTTTTCTAAAAATAATAAATCTTGTATGGTTCGTTCATTAAGGCTATCACCGGAATACTGTGGTTGTGTTGGTGAAGCATCTCCGTCCTTTTGTGAACTGCCTTGATCATATGGTCCTAGATATTTGTGGAAGTGTAGGTCCGTTCCGCCCACCTGAAACATCTCCTTGATGTTACGATCAAAGAACTTGTAGTCGTTGCCCTTCTCTGGCTTGAAAATGGATAATCTTGGCATATCACACATATTTATTGCACAGGCAAAGGCTATAAATATGTGTATGTCAGAACTACAAACAGGTCAACAAGAGATATTTGATTACGTCAAAAATAACCTCGGTGAGGGCATGATTGATGTTGAATTAGACCCTAAACACTATCAAACGGCACTAGAAAGAGCTGTAAATAAATTTAGACAGAGATCATCAAATGCTGTTGAAGAATCCTATGCTTTCTTAGAACTTAAGAAAAATCAAAACACATATATATTACCAGATGAAGTAATTAACGTGCGAAGCCTACATCGTAGAACAGTTGGTTCACGTAGTGAGGGTGGAGAAGGTGGCACACTGTTTGAACCATTTAACCTAGCTTACACAAACACATATCTTTTAAGGGCAGGTGCAACAGGTGGACTAGCAACCTATTATGCTTTTGCATCATACCAAGAACTAGTTGGAAAATTGTTTGGTAGTTTCATTCAGTTCCATTTTGACGTAGCAACAAAAAAATTGACTATAACACAAAGACCAAGAGCAGACAATGAAACAGTGCTGATGCACACTGACAATTTTAGACCAGACATAACACTTTTCAAAGACATCTATTCCAAGCCATGGATAAGGGACTACACACTTGCGGTATCTAAGGTAATGATAGGCGAGGCTAGAGGTAAATTCAATACAATAGCAGGCCCACAAGGTGGAACGTCACTGAACGGTGATGCTTTGAAAAATGAGGGACAAGCCGAGATGGAAAAATTAGAAGCTGAAATAGGAAATTACTCAGAAGGCGGCACTCCTCATAGTTTTGTTATTGGTTAATTCATTAACACATCATTTTAAATAAAAGCGACATGTCAGAAAAGAATCGCTATAGAACTTACAAAGATTGCGACATAGATGAGCTAGAAGAAATTGTGACGGATCTTGAACACATGAGTATTGTTGCACTAAAACAAAAGAAAAAGGATATAAGAAAAACCATACTCAAATCAGTGCAAGAAGCGAAAAAAGTCATTGAAAAGCGTCTTAAAAAATAGTATAATACACTTATGTTGATAGGTGTAGTAGGATTAATAGGTTCCGGTAAAGGCACAGTTGCGGATAGACTTGAAGATAAACATGGATTCCGTAAAGATTCATTTGCCAAAAGTTTAAAAGACGCTGTCAGTTGCATGTTCAATTGGGACAGGGAAATGCTAGAAGGCAAAACAGAATCAAGCAGACATTGGCGAGAACAACCTGATAAATTTTGGAGTGCAAAATTTGGCAAACCAGTAACTCCTAGATGGGTATTACAACATTTTGGCACCGAAGTGATGCGTCAGAATATGCACGATGCAATATGGATTGACAGTTGTTTAATGAGATACAACGGTACACCAACAGTGATAGCAGACACCAGATTTCAAAACGAACTTAAAATGATACAAAAATCAGGCGGAAAACTTATCCTCGTAAAAAGAGGTGAATTGCCTTCTCGTGAAGACATGGAGGCAAAAGGGGCACACAAATCTGAATGGGATTGGATGGGTTGGAACTTTGATTTTGTAATAGAAAACAACGGATCAAAAGAGGATTTATTTGCTAAAGTTGACGAACTAATCGTCAGCAACAAGATCT